TATCCTCAGATACATAAAAACCTACATGTCCTCCACCTTTCCGAGAGAACACCATCACTGCACCATAAGCAGGTTTCACCTTTACCCCGAACTTTAACCATTCTCTTGCTGAGAGAGGATTTGATAATTCCAAAGGAATATCTGCTTCTCTCATACAATGAGCTTCAAATAATCCACACCAGGGTATTTCATCATTGGTGTAGAAGTTCTTTACCCATCCACCAATATTATTAGCCCACCCTAATATCTTTTTATTATGAACTCTTCCTGGTATTTCTTTTGTTCCTATCAGATTAATTGCTGTTGTCATCCAAGGAAGACCTTCAATATCTGACTCTGTTTCTGTTTTTAATTTGACATCTTTTTGACTACTAAATAGTAGTGTAAGTAGATTCTTTAAGGTTGTAAATAATATCTGTAGTAGTGAAAATTTTTTTAAATAGGTTTCTTTCTTCTCTACAGAATCATTATACTTAAATGCTCCAATGGTGTCAATATCTTTTTTAATGATATTAACATCATAATTAATTCCATCATATATATGATCTGGTGGTAATTGTCTCATATCCCAAGCATTAGAATAGAATGTGTTTTCAGTTCCATAGAATAATCTGGACATAGAAATCCATCTGACATCTATGAGATCCTTTTCATAAAGTGTATCTAGAACTGTTCCAGAACCATAAGCACCAATCTGATAATTTTTTATAACTTCATTGATTCCTTGAAAATAAGGAACAATGTATTTCTCTATTTGTTCTGGAGTAAAGTCTGTATCAACAGCAAAGAGTATTGTTGTGTGTTCAGGTTGAGATAAATACTTTGTGAACTCTAATGCATTCTTAGCGTGTTTAATTCCGTTATTGTAACCAAAATCTGTTGACTTGCGATTAATGTCTTGGTAAACAGGAAGAATAAGAAATCCTTTGTTAGAGAGAAATTTATATTCTTCTAATGAAATAGTTTTAGACCTTCTCGAGGAAGCATAATAACGAATGATAACTTTTACATTATTATTTTCAAGATACTTTACAAAATTAGATGCTCTTGATGTATTTAACTTATGGTTAGTATCAATTGCATTCCATCCACTATCGTTAGCAAAATCAGATTTATAGCTCATAGGTATCCCTTTATATTGACATTATATTTTTAACATGTTATAGTATTATATATTTATTAGAATAGGATTAGATTATATGAGTTTCGTAACACCGAAGAAAGGTATAACTTGGTATATTAAGTGGGGTGCAAGTATCATTATTCTATTTGCAGTTGCTTGTAGATCCATTGAAGAAGTTCCAAGAATTTATGATATTGTTTTTAGTTTGATTGGATGTTCAGGATGGTTCGTGGTAGGTTTTATGTGGCATGATAGAGCACTGATGGTTCTTAATTCCATTCTAGTTTTTATGTTATTACTATCATTGTTGAGGTTTATTTTTGGAGGATAATATATGTATTATCCCTATTGTCTTGGATATATTGTAGTGGTATAAATATTTCTGTAATCTTTACTGGTTACGTTTTGCCGACGTAGTGCTATTAAAAGGTGTACGTCTTTATTGTAATTCAAACAGTATGAGGTAATAGTCATGTTTGATTTAACTTTATGGATGTGGTTAGGTTTTCTCTTAGCTGCTTATTCTGTCATTGCAAATGACAGTGTACAAACTCTTGGAACGTGGATGGCATCAAACCGTTCCGTTTCAAAACTTTATATGTGGGGCGCAGCATCATCAGTATTGGTATTCACTCTCTTCTATGGTTGGTATATTAATAGTGGAGATATTAGTTATGGACGATTGAAAAAAATTCCTTTTATTGAAGTTCAATGGTATCATGCCTTGGCACCTGCATTACTTTTATTGTTAACTCGATTTGGTATTCCTGTATCTACTAGTTTTCTTGTTTTAAGTGCATTTGCATCCACTTTTATTTTGGAGAAAATGTTACTTAAATCAATGGCAGGATATGCAGTGGCAGCAGTAGCAGCATATGTTCTATGGATTATCATTACATATGTTTCTAATAAAATGCCAATCGGTCAAATTAATGATAAAGGATATAGTGAAAATCATAATAAATGGGTAGTTGCTCAATGGGTAACAACTGGTTTTCTATGGTACACTTGGTTGAGTCATGATATTGCAAATATTGCTGTGTTTCTACCACGTGAAATTTCACTAGATTTACTTCTGATCATTTGTTTTGTTTTTGTTGTTGCTCTTGCATTTATGTTTCGTGAGGGTGGTGGTAAAATTCAAAATATTGTAATTGAAAAAGATAGTACTCGATATGTCAGGTCAGCAACACTTATTGATGCTGCATATTTTGTTATTCTTTATATTTTCAAAGAAGTAAACGATATTCCAATGAGTACAACTTGGGTATTTGTTGGTCTATTAGCAGGACGAGAATTTGCAATTGCTTCGCTATCTGGTAAAACAAAATTCAAGAAAGTTTTTCCACTTATTGGTATGGATTTTCTTAAAATGATGATTGGTTTATCAGCATCTGTTGCTATTGTTCTATTAATTCATTTAGTCCTAGCATAACAAAAACAGAGAAGACCATGACCAAAAAAAATAAAAACTTATTACTTATTCATGGTGCATGGTCTTCTCGAAATTCTTTTAACTTCATTACTAATAAAATTAAAGATAACTTTAATCTCAACACTATTCAATATTTTGAATACGATTGTCAATCTGAAAATGCTGAAGAAATACTTGAAAGATGTATAGAGGAATATAAAAAACTTCGAAAGAATGGTGATGAGACTATTATTGTAGGACATTCATTAGGTGGTATTTTAGCATTATATATGTCTAAATTTCGTGGTGTATCAAATGTAATTACAATTGCATCACCAATTAATGGTGTAGATTCTCTGAATACATTTATGTATTATTTCTTAGTTTTAACAGCACCAATTTTTGTACATTTAATTCCTAAAAGTGATTTTATCAAAGGATTGAAGGAACAAGATTATAGCAGAGTTGATATAGATATAATTGTTTCTAGGAGTGGATATAATTTAGCTATGCCTAATAAAGAGTCTGATGGTATTATATCAATAGAATCACAAACATCTTGGACACCAGAAAAATCTAAGGTTCATAATGTAGATTCTAATCATCATGAGATATTAATGATGCCTCGTGTAGTTTCTATTATAAAAGGAGCTTTAAATACATAAGGAAATATTGTATCATTTTACTTGTTTATTTTGTAAGATGTGGTGGAGTATAGCTTGTTCTGATGATTGGAGACCAACTCAATCAGAATTATTTTGCCCTCATTGTGGCAAAAAACAAAATTAGTGGTTGACAAATGATTTTTTATATGGTATAAATATACTTGTGATTGTTTGAGGCAATCTTGAAACTAGACAGGACAGCGGGGCAGTACCGCTGCCGTCCACCATAGATACATAGAGGATAAAATGATCAAATTTATTATTAAGTTTTTTAGAAAAAAATATATTGGAGATCTGAGTCAACACAGACTTCATACAACGAAATATGAAGACCTATGTATGTAATATGTATCTATGATGGGCGGCAAATAGGATCGACTGATAGTGTAGGGAAAGTTTAGATCACCGGCATGATACCACCGTTATCGGGTCCGTTAAATAGTTGCAAACGATAATGCACCTCTTGACTATGCTCTAGCAGCCTAGTCTGGGTTCGGTGGGCACCTGGAAACAGAAGCCCACCACTTAACTATGGAGAATGTTATGAAGAATATAAATTTAAATGAAAACTTTACTCATCAAAATATTCTAAATGAAATACAAAAATATTGTATTGATAAAAAACTTGAATATATTGATGGTGTAGTTTCTTGGTGTGAACAAAATAATGTTGAGGTTGAACTTATTGCAGGTTTAATCAAAAAAGATCCAGTTATGATGTCAAAACTTCAGTATGAAGCAGAAGAATTGAACATTCTAGAGAAACCAAAAAGACTTCCCCTTTAATGACACCATTTGAAGCATTTTCAATGTACATTGCATTGAAAAATCACTTCACTCAGAAGAGGTTTGACTACCTAAAATATAATGGTAAGTCACGAATGACTCAAAAATCATTCGAAAAAAGAAAAGATAAGATATTTTTTCAGAAATTAGCAAAACACGAAGATGTTCAAGGGTTCCTTATTGCTAATTTTATCAAAAATCCCAAAAGTTGGATCAAAGAACTTGTCTATTCTGAAGAATCAGAGAGAGAATATAGGTCTTGGTTGAAGAAACAACAGTCTTTGACTTATTTGTTTAACCAAGACCTATCAAAACTTAATGATGATTTCAATCAAAACCTTAAAATAGAGCAAAATCAACACCCAATAGTGTTAAAATTGTATTTGGGTAACAAAATATCGTTAGAAACACTCTGTATACTGATTAAAATGACAAAAACTGAAAAATATTTTAATAATAATCTAAAAGATGAACCAATATGGGAAGAAATTGAGTTAAAAATTAAAAAATACACACCATTTATTCAGTATAATGAGGAAAAATTAAAGAAAATAGTCCTTGACTACTTTAAATGATTATGTTATATATAATCTTGACTCAAATGAGTCATATTCAACACTCAAACACTCAAACACTCGAAAGGAAATACTATGGAC